TTCGTGTCAGGAACTACAATTTTAAACCCGAGACAAACAACTCCACTCATAAGCAAATTGGTGTTATTGCTCAAGAAATAGAAAATGTTTCTCCTGGGCTTGTAAACACCGTTGCAGACCGCGACGCCAAAGGTAACGACCTGGGCACCGTCACCAAGAGCGTGAACTACTCAGTGCTCTACATGAAGGCAGTCAAGGCGCTGCAGGAAGCAATGGAGCGCATCGAACTTTTAGAGGCTCGTTTAGACGCCGCAAACCTCTAGGTCCCCTTCGCTTCTCGCTCTAGGCGGTTTCCCGAAGAAACCGCCTTTTCTTTTCATTGCTAAACTAACAAAGACCATTCCCTTTAACCATGGCGATCACTTATTCTTGGGGCGTTTCCCAGCTTGAAAGGCAGCTTTCGAGCGGCATTGTCTACACAGTTCACTACACGATTTCTGCCGATGATGGCACGTATGCCAGTTCGGCGTATGGCAGTCTTGGTCTTGAAGCCCCTGACGAGGACGACGAAATTCCTTATGCCCAGCTCACTCCTGAAATCGTCACCGGCTGGGTGAAAGAAAAGTTTGGCGATGAGAAAGTGGCAGAAATTGAAGCTGCTCTTGCCGCCCAAATTGAACAACAACGTACTCCCACCACTGGCACTGGCCTTCCTTGGGCTTGATAAATGGCAGCAAAATCAAAGATTGGCATTAGCGGTCAAAAGCTGCATCAAGTTGGCAAGCCAAAGCTTACAAAGCAAGGCCAAGGAAAACATAGTAAAGCCTCTCACGGCCGCAAGCTTTCTCGCGGTCAAGGCAAATAATCTTAAGGAGCATTAGCTCCTTTTTTAATGGCGAGAACAAAGCTATAATGAAGCTAATTAGCCAGTGAGCAATGATTTATCCAGCCACTTATGACATAGTGGTATTGCAAAATGCCACTTGGAAAAATCAGTTTAGAGCCACTGAAAACCAGAAGCAAACAACAATTGATATTTCTGGAAGCACGTTTACTACTAGCTGCCATGGTTTCAATAGTGGTCAGAAAGTGGTATTCGCTGGAGGCGCATTACCTTGCGGGATGGTTGACAATACTGTCTACTATGTCATTGCAAGCGGCTTGACTAACGACTCTTTTAAAGTGTCGACTTCTTCTGGAGGAACAAGCCTGGCTCTTCATGGTACGGCCAGTGGCACACATTATGTCAGCACTCCCATTAATTTAAGCGGATATACTGTTGATTCTGATATTCGTGGGCTTCTTGAAAATCAATATGTTGGCACTTTCTCTCCATCGTTAATTGATGCGGCAAATGGTCTGTTTCAGCTTGAGCTTTCTCCTGCCACCACTTCTGGCTTTGAAACCGGACAATTTGGTTACGATGTGAGTCTCACTTCGTCTGGAGGCGAGCGGTATTATTGGCTTACTGGCAAGATGACTGTTCAAGCCACTTATTCACGCGCTTAATTTTATGCCAGAAGTGTCTCTTGTTTCCACTGCTAATGGCAGTGTTGCATTAATTGGCGAAAATAATACAGGGTCTAGTGCCATCTTTTCTAGCGATGATGGCAATGCCGTTATCGTCAGTGCTTCAAGCGCTAATGCGGCTATCATTAATAGTGATTCTGTTGCTTCTTCTATGGTGGTTGCGTCTTCAGTTGGAGCGCAAGGACCTCAAGGGGACAACGACAATGCTATTGCTTATTCCATTGCTTTAGGATGAATGGCTAAATATCTCGTTTCTGGCTATACATTCTCGCCTGGCGTTGCTGGCTCTGGCAGTATCACGATTAGTGGCACGTTTTCGCTAGAGCAATTTTTGCTTGCTACAAATGTCACTGATAATGTAGTTATTTATCAATTTAATTCGCCGGCAAAAGGTGGTAGTGTTAGCAGCGCTTCAGGCAATACAACGCTATTTCTAAATACTGACACTAGCGGCATGAACGCTGCGGATAAGGTGCAGCTTTTTGTTGACGATGGCGCAGATATTCAAGTGGAGATTGCCAATGCAAGTGTAGAGATTAGCAATGATAGTGGCAATCCAGTGCCTGCAAGCATTGCAATCTTACCATTGCCGTCTGGAGCTGCGTCTGAAGCCACTGCGTCGGGTATTAGGACTGCCATCGCTAGCGGCGTAAATGTTTACCCTGCGAATATCACTACTAAATTCAGGGAATCGTTTGAAAGTTTTTCCCCTGGAACTAATTGGACTTTAACTACAGCATCGGGAGACCTTGTTCAATTAGATGGAAATGCAGTTGCTGCTTCTTATTTAGTCATCTCCAAAAATCCATTAGAAGTGGGTGGCGAAACAATTCTGGAAGGCATTCCCACTTATGACACGCCTTTGGAGGCATCTATCGGGCTTAATATGTCCCAGCGGGTGTTAGGTCAAGAATTAGCTCTTGAAATTGTCAGTACGGATGCAGGTCTCACTCCCCCTGCTGAATTGACCATTTCTAGCATTTCGCAATCAACGACGACGCTAACAGTTAATACTTCTGCCGCCCATGGTCTTGTGCCGGGCATGAGAATTGGCATCTATGGCGTAAGTGATAGTCGATTCAACTATTCGTCTTTAGTTGTCGCGACCATTCCATCTACCACGCAGTTCACTTGCACTGCTGGTCCTGGCGGCACCATTCCTTCCGTAACGGCAGGTCCATTCAGTTCTGGCTTTGTTTACTATAGATCTGCAATGGGATATGCGAGGGATGGCGTTTCTCAAATTTTTGAAAACGCGAGCGCGACCAATTCATCTGTCTATGTTCGCGCCAATAGTGGCGATGCGCTTCCTGGAGGCACGGCAACTGGTAACCATTCGCAAACATCTGCAACAACTGCTGGGAACCAGCTTATCAATGCTGCATTTACTTACGCATGGCTTCCGTCTAGCGAATATAGATATATTTTGCAAGCGGATAGAGTTCAACTTCAAGATTCTGGAGTTGATGGCGCTGGACAGGCCAATGCTAGAACCTATAGGAACCAAGTGGTTCCTGATTTTTCGAAGCAATACAAGTTACGCTTTCGGTTCGTTAACAACAAGGGACTCACTGTTCCAACTGCGCAAATTGTTTCTGCGGTTAAAGCTGGTTCTACCACTGCGACAATTACGACGCCAACAGCGCATGGTTTAACAACTGGAGATCAAATTGTCATTTATGGCATTCGTGATCAAACCAACTTCGCCAACTTAACTACTGCCACTGCAGTTGCTTCCACTCCTACGTCCACTTCTTTTACTATTGCTTTTGGTGCTTCTGCCACTGCTACCAGTTATGGTGGCATGGTGGCGCGAGTGCAAGGTGGAAGCATTCCCGCTGCATTTACAACTGTTGCCATTCAATCTGCGGCGAATGATGGCACTGCATTAACTCTCGTTGGAAGCGGTAACTGGACAGCTTTAGTTGGTGATTATGTAAATGTTTATAGCTGCAGAGATAATGCAACTGGCGCTTCCTTGAATGTAGATGGCATCTATAAAGTTGCCAACATTATTACTACAACAATAACTTTACTTCCCATTGGCGGAACTGTTCTTCCTACCACTTTTACAACTACAAATGCTGGTGGTACGGTCGTCAAGCGTACAGATGCACGAATTAATTTTGTGCGTATTTTTGATTATCTTCGCGAGAGAGTGGAAGTACAGGCAAACTCAGCACCTGCGGCTTCTGTTCCCGTGCAGCTTACTCACCAACCAACCGTTACGGCATTAGGCACTGCCGGATCTGCAGCGCATGATGCTGCGGTTGCTGGTAACCCTGTAAGGATTGCAGGACGTGCTCTCACTGCTAACTACGCAAGCGTTGCCACTGGTGATACGGCTGATCTAATCACCACTTTGCAAGGTGCATTGATCACTCGTCCACACCAAATTCCAGAGCTTGAATGGTCCTATGCTGCAGCAAGTAGTGGCATTTCAAACACAGCAGACGTGGCATTAGCTGGTGCTGCCGGTGCTGGTTTAAGACGTTATCTTACTTCTTTGTCGGTTAAAAACGCGAATGCTACGGCGACAGAAGCAGTAGTAAAGGATGGCAGTACTGTAATTTGGCGCGGACACCTCGGTGGAACCATGGTATCAACAGATCAAATTGTTTTTAATAATCCATTGAAAACGTCCGCCAATGCTGCTTTAAACTTTGCTTGTGTAGCCTCCGGCGCTCAAGTGTATGTCAATGCTCAGGGATATACTGCTCCATAATAGACTTAAATAAAGGGCTGTTTCATGGGACAAGTAGTTAGAGGCGGTGAGCAGTTTGAAACTGCAATTGCTGCCGATTATCGTGGACAAATTATCCGTCGTGGCATTGACAGCGGGGAAGTAGATGCTTTTGCGCGCAAGCGAGTAAGCCAGCCATATACGCTATTTGACTCTGTACTTCGTTACGACAAGCGTAGTGATGTGTGGAACGAAACCATTACTGGAGCTGCATCGTCTGTTCATGATCCGAATCAAAGCTCTATCAATATGACAGTCACCACTGCTTCTGGTGACAGCGTGATGAGGCGCACTCGTCGAAGATTCCCTTATCAGCCAGGGAAGTCTTTGCTTTCCATCCAAAGTTTTGCTGGGTCAGTACCAGCGAGTGGCGTCATTCAGGAAGTGGGACTATTTGACGATAATAATGGCATCATTCTTCGCGCCAGTGGTACCACTCTTCAGTTAGTGGTAAGAGGAAAATATTCTGGTGTTGTCACTGAAAACGTTGTTAATCAGGATCAATGGAATATTGACACCGCTTCATGGCTTGATTTTTCAAAAGCCAACATCTTTACCACTGATCTTGAATGGTTAGGGGCAGGACGGGCACGTTGCGGCTTTATTCTCGATGGTGAATATTATTATTGCCATGAATTTCTCCATGCAAATAATATTAGTAGCGTTTATATGACAGCAGCAGTATTGACACAAACCTATCGCATTGCAAAATATGCAATAAGCGCTAGTGACGCAACAATGAAGCAGATTTGCTCTACTGTTGCAAGCGAAGGTGGGTATCAACCCTACGGCGAAGTTTATACAATTGCCCCTGCTCTAGGCGCAATTCCCAATACAACTGGTGAGCGCATCGTTGCCGGCATTCGCATGGCAAGTGGCCGCACTGATAATGTGATCATTCCAGTGAAAGTTGATTTGGTGACGGAAGATAATACTACGATTGAATGGAAGCTTCGTCGTAATCCAACCACTTCTGGCGTTACTTGGGCCGCTAGTGCCAATGGCAGAGGGAATGTAGAAACCACATTCGCTGGTAGCATTGTTTCTGGCGGAACCACTGTTAATGCTGGTCTTTACTACAGCGCTGGCTCAGTGGAGATCGATGTGCAAGATGGACTTAGCCTTTCCTTGGGCGTCAATGGAAGCGGGGTTAGCGATGAGCTATTCCTTACAGTGACAAGCTCTGGCAACGCTAAAGCAATTGGCATGCTGGGCTGGATTGAAACGCTTTAAGGGCTATGCTAGGGCGACATTGTGTTGTCCCTTCCCATGGCTTTCCCTTTTGTCGCAGAAGGCGATTGGTACAAGCAACAAACCGAGCATCTTTCAGATATTCTGGCTGAGCTGCTGACGGATGACGATCCAGCAATGGCTTGCAAAGCATTGAGTGAAACCATTGCTACGTGGGAGGACTACCACGAGAAGGAGCTTGCTAAATGGAAGCGCCTCAGGGCGCTTCTGGGCTTGGGAGCTGGTACGTAATCCTTAGCTCTCCACCAAGAGCCTTTACGGTCTCGCTAGCGTTTGCTGGTGGGGCTTTTTCAATGAGAACAGATGGGACAATGACATTGGGGAGGGGCGTGACTTTAGCATCAGGAAAAAGTTCGTGAGCTTTTTCTGCGAGAGCGTTTGCTTTTGTTTCCCGCTCATCCTCTTCCCATCGTTTAACCAGCGTGATTGCTTGCTGGTCAATTTTCTTTATTACTGCTTTGGTTTTCCATTCTGACCAATCGGGCCGACAATAAGCCATGAGCATTTTGAACCATGGCTTCAATGCAAGAGAAGGCCGCCTTGAGGCGGCCCATAAGGCTAGTTCATAACAAAGTGCATTAAACCAAGATTGCCAATTCATCCTTCTTGAAAAACTGAAATGAAGACTATGCCAGTTTTGGTGAGAGGAAGAATCTTGTCGCGCAAGTCAATATTATGACAACGTACGCAAC